GGTCTATACGGGTCTAGGGTTTTGGGGGCGACTACGTAGCGTGACGTGAGAGGGGTGTCATGGCTGGGTATGGTCCGCCGCCGGCTGAGCGTCGCCGCCGCCGTAATGCCGACACCTATGCCGACGTCCAGGTGACTGTCTCGGCGGATACTGTGCCCGCCGAAGTGCCGCCACTGCCGGGCGCGCGCCGATTTCTCAAGCCAACGCGGGATTGGTACGAGACGTGGTGTAAGTCGCCGCAAGCGGCCGCGTTCATTGACACCGACTGGCAGAGGCTGCACATGCTTGCGCCGATCGTTGACCAGTACTTCCGTGAGCCGTCGCCGAAGCTGTTGGCTGAGATCCGGCTGAACGAGAGTCTGCTCGGTGCCACGCACGTGGACCGGCTGCGCGGTCGTATCAAGGTCGAGCAGCGGTCTACGACGTCCGACCGGGGCACTGTGGACAATGTGGCGGACCTGATGGCGGAGCGTCGCCGGCGTTTGATGTCGGATGCCTCGTGAGTTGGTCTACGCGCCTGACCATGACCGCGGCCGGTCGCTCGGATGGCTGGCGTGGGCGTGGGTCGAGCACTTTTGCGTCCACGGCCCCGGCGATGTCCAGGGCGATCGGGTTGAACTCGACGACGAGTTCGGCGGGTTCTTGGTCGACGTGTACGCGCTGCGGCCTGATGGCCGACGCATCTACGACTCGGCGGTGATTAGCCGGGCTAAGGGCCGCGCCAAGAGCGAACTGGCCGCGTTCATCGCCTTGTTCGAGGCGTTCGGGCCGTGCCGGTTCGCCGGCTGGGCTGAGGGCGGCGAGGTGTTCGAGTGGCGGGATTTCCGCTACGTGTACGAGCCGGGTGAGCCGATGGGCCGTCCGGTAACGTACCCGTTCATCCGCTGCCTGGCCACCGAGGAAGGTCAGGCCGGCAACACCTACGACAACATCTACTTCAACCTGACCGAGGGGCCGCTCGGTGAGGATCTGCCGTCGGGCGCGGCTGGGTTGACCCGGGTGTTTCTTCCGGGGGGCGGGGAGATCGTCCCGTCCACGGCGTCGAGTTCGGCGAAGGACGGCGGCAAGGAGACCTTCACCGTCTTCGACGAGACGCACTTGTACGTGACGCCGGAGTTGCAGCGCATGTACAAGACGGTGGACCGGAACTGTCGCAAGCGCCGGGACGCGCAGCCGTGGGCGCTTCAGACGACCACCATGTACCAGCCGGGCGAAGGTAGCGTCGCCGAGCGGACACACGAGCGCGCGAAGCTGATCGCCGAGGGAAAGGTGCGCGCAGCCCGTCTGCTGTGGGACCACCGCGAGGCGCCCGCGGACGTCGACCTGACCGATCGGGAGCAGTTGCGGGCGGCGTTGCGCGAGGTGTACGGGCCGTTCGCCTCGGTGATGGACCTCGACGGCATCATCGAGAACGAGTTCTGGAACACTGAGAAGGACCCGGAAGAGTCCCGCCGCTACTTCTTCAACCAGCCGACGGCGGCGCGGGACGCCTGGGTGACGCACCCGGACTGGGCGGCCTGCGCCGATCCTGCGCGGGTAGTCGCCGACTCAGACCCGATCGTGATGTTCTTCGACGGCTCGACGTCCGATGACGCGACTGGTCTGGTCGGCTGTGACGTCGAGACGGGGCATCTGTTCGTGCTCGGCTGCTGGGAGAAGCCGGCGGGCCCCGCCGGCGACGGCTGGCGAGTTGACCGGGCCGACGTGGACCGAGTGGTGCGGCAGGTGTTCGCCACCCGTGACGTCGTGGGCTTCTTCGGCGATGTGAAGGATTTCGAATCCTACATCGACGCCTGGGGGAGCGACTTTCGTGACCGGCTGATCGTCGAGGCGACGTCGGGCCGCTACCGGCATCCGGTGGCGTTCGACATGCGCGCCCGGGTGCGGGAGTTCACCGAGGCGTGCGAGCGGATGGCCATCGACATCGCGCAGCGCGAACTGACGCACGACGGTGATGCGCGGCTGACTCGGCATGTGCTCAACGCCAGGCGGCGGCCGAACAGGTACGGCGTGGCCATCGCCAAGGAGAGCCGCGAATCACCAAAGAAGATCGACCTGGCGGTGTGCGCGGTCGGGGCTCGGATGGTTCGGCGCCTGGTGCTGGCCAGCCCGGCGTGGACGAAGCGGCGGAAGCGGACAGGCCGCGCCGTATTCGTGTGAGGGGGAGGTGGGGATGCCGCTCAGCAAGAAGCAGGCCGTTGACGTGGCCCGGGAGCTGCTTGAGTTGCGGGATGCTGAGCTGCCGCGCCTCGACCGGATACGCGAGTACCTGCGGGACGACCCGGCGAAGCCGCTGCCGTGGCTGCCGCAATCCGCGCCGCCGGAAGTGCACCAGCTTGCCCGGGTGTCGCGCGTCAACGTGCTGAAGTTCGTGGTCAACGCCCGGGTACAGGCGATGTACGTCGACGGATTCCGGGCGCCCCGGGCCGCCGATGACGCGCCGGCGTGGGAGATATGGCAGCGCAACAGGTTCGACGCGCGCCAGCTCGGCGTGCATCGGGCCGCGTTGGCGTACGGGGTGGCGTATGTGGTGGTGCTCCCCGGCGAGCCGGTGCCCGTGATGCGTGGGGTCTCGCCGCGGAATCTGACCGCCGCCTACGCCGATGACGACGACTGGCCGAAATACGCGCTGGAGAAGCGCCGGTACGGGTGGCGGCTGCTCGACAGTGAGGCGGTCTACCAGCTCGTGCCGGAGAACGAGGGCAGTGACCNGCTGCGAGTCGCCGAGGTGGAACTCCACGGGGTGACGTACGAGGGGGAACCGGTGTGTCCGGTGATTCGCTACCGGGACACCGAGGACCTGGACGACCCGGTGTCGGGGATCGTTGAGCCGCTGATCCCATTACAGGACCAGATCAACATCACGTCGTTTGGTCTCCAGGTCGCGCAGCACTACGGCGCGTTCCGGCAGCGGTACATCATCGGCTGGCTCGCTGAGAGCGAGGAGCAGAAACTCAAGGCGTCAGCGTCGAAGCTGTGGACGTTCGAGGATGCGCCCGGCGAGATCCAGGTCGGGGAGTTCAGCCAGACCGACCTGAAGGGCTATATCGACTCGCGTGAGGCGACGCTGCGGCATTTGGCCACCGTGTCGCAGACCCCGGCGCACGAGCTGCTCGGCCAACTCGTCAACTTGTCTGCCGAGGCGCTGGCGGCCGCTGAGGCGTCGCATCGCCGTGCGGTGACCGAGAACCAGACCTGCCTCGGCGAGTCGCATGAGCAGTCGCTGACTCTCGGCACCGAGATGATGGGCATCAAGCCGGACCCTGAGGCGTCGGTGCGGTGGCGGGACACCGAGTCACGGTCGTTCGCTGCCGCGGTTGACGCGCTCGGCAAGCTCACACAGATGCTCGGTGTGCCGGCGCGGGAGTTGTGGGAGCGGGTGCCGGGTGTCACCCAGACCGAGATCGAGCGCTGGAAGGCTGCCGCCGCGGAGGGTGACGCGCTCGCGAACCTGACGGCGATGCTGGACCGCCAGGCCGTCGAGGTGTGACGGTGGCCCGCACTGTGGAGGGGGCGCGGCTGACCGCGGCGCACCGACGCCAGCTGCTGGCGCTGCGGGCCGCCACACTGCGGGATCTGCTGGTGCTGTGGCGCATGGTTGACGTGACCGACCTGTCCGGCACGATCAACCGCTGGGCGTTGGCGGCGGCGCTGCTGGCTCGTGAGCGGCACCGCGAGGCTGGCGGGCTGGCCGCCCGCTACCTCGAGCTGTTCCGGCGGCTCGAAGGGCTGCCGGGCACGGTGCCCGTGGAGCTTGTTGAGCCGCCGTCGGTTGACGAGGCTGCCGGCGAGCTGCGCGGCGCCGCGCTGTCGGGGATCATCAACGCCCGCCGTGCCGGGCAGTCGGTGCAGGCCGCGGCGAACAACGGGCTGGTCAAGGCAAGCGGCACGATGACGTCGCTGGTGCTCGATGGGGCCCGGCAGACGGTGCTGCAACTGGTGCAGAGAGACCGGGAGGCGCTCGGCTGGCAGCGGGTCACGTCCGGCGATCCGTGCCCGTTTTGCCGGATGCTCGCGAGCAGGGGAGCCGTTTACAAGTCGCGGCGCACTGCCGAGTTTGAGGCGCACGACCACTGTTCGTGCACCGTCGAGCCCCACTACGAGGGTTCCCGGCCGACCGACCAGGCGTTGAGGTTCCGCGCCGAGTGGCAGCGGGCTCAGCGTGAGGCCCGTGAGGAGCGCGAGGCTGGCATCACCCGACGCAAGACCGCCAACGACGCGCTCAATGCCTACCGGCGCTACCTCGCCCGGCAGCAGCGCGACGACGCATAGGCCACCGACCCGACACGGGTCGGATCAACCCAACCCGACCAACCCGACAAGGGAGAGATCAGATGAGTGACAGCAACAGCGGCCAGACCGCGCCCGACACGGGCCGGGACTGGCAGGCCGAGGCCGAGAAGTGGAAGGCGCTCGCGCGCAAGCACGAAGAACAGGCCAAGGCCAACTACGAGGAGTTGCAGAGACTCAAGGCCGCCAGCGACGCCAGCAAGTCCGAAATGGACAAGCTGCGNGAGCAGCTCGCCGCGCTCGAGAAGCGCACCGCGGAGGCTGAGCGCAAGGCGCTGCTTGCCGAGGTGGCCCAGGCGAAGGGCCTGACGCCGGCTCAGGCTCGTCGCCTTCAGGGGAACACCCGCGAAGAGCTGGAAGCCGACGCCGACGACCTTCTGGCCGCGTTCGGCATCGCTCGCAAACAGAGCGAGAGCGGCAGCGGCGATGGCAAGGCGACCGTCGGCGTGTTCGGGCGCCCCAAGGAGCGGCTCAAGCCCGGCGCTGCGCCTGACCTCGAGCCCGAGCCGTCGCCCGACGACCTCGCCGACCAGGTGCTCAAACGGGCACGTGGCATCTAGCCCGACCACGGTGCATGGGTCGCCGTGGTCTACCGACGGAATGGAGTGAGAAACCATGGCGCTTGTGACTGCGAAGGGTGTTTCGTCCCTCGCGGTTGCTCTGCTCACCCGCACGCTGGTGCTGCCGATGACGGTGGCACGGGTGCCAGGTAACGAGTTCAGCGGCGACAACGGCGACACCATCACCGTCCGCGTCCGGCAGCCTCGCACCGCGCGCAAGCAGACCACGCCGGGCGCGGCGATCACCTACGACGCGCTGAACGAAGTGTCGGTCGACGTCAAGGTGGAGCTGCTGTACGACGCCACCCGGTTGACCGCGCACGATCTGTCGCTCAACCTGGTGGACTTCGGGGTGCAGGTCACCCAGCCGCAGGTTGCGTCGGTGGCAGTCGGCGCGGAGGATCAGATTGCAAGCGCGATGAACGCCCTGCCCGCGGACGACTCGTTCGCGGCCACGCCGAGCGCGACCGACACCGACGCGAAGATCCTCGCCGCGCGTGAAGCGCTGTCGGCCGCNAAGGTGCCGACGGGCGACCGTTTCCTGGCGTGCGCGCCGGACATCGTGACCCGGCTGCTGTCGGTCGACAAGTTCGTCCGNNCCGACGCGGTGGGCGACGGCACCGCGATCCGCGACGCGATCGTGGGCCGCATCTACGGGTTCACCGTCGTCGAATCCCCGGCGCTGACACCCGGAACCGCGGTCGCCTACCACCGCAGCGGGTTCGTGTTCGCGAACCTGCCGCCCGTGGCGCCGCAGGGCCTGCCCGCGACTCAGACCGCGGTCGCCACGTCCGGCGGCGTGTCAATGCGGCAGATCTTCCAGTACCAGCCGGACATCCTGTCCGACGCCAGCGTGCTGTCCACGTTCGCTGGCGCGGCCGTAGTGGACGCTGACCGGGTGTTCAAGCTGGACACCGCGGCTTCGTGACGGGGGGTTGCATGGCCGCGCTGATCACCATCGAGGACCTGGTGTCCCGGCCCGGATTCGAGGCGATCGACCGAGATCAGGCTGAGCGTCTCATTGAGGACGCCTCGGCGTTGGTGGCCGATATCGCACGCCCGGTCAAGATCGACCGGGACAATCTACCTCCGGCCATCATCCCGGTGCTCGTGTCGATGGTGCGGCGCGGCCTGCACAACCCACACGAGCGCACGTCAGAACAGCTCGGCGACTACGGCTGGCAGGCGGGCGGGCAGGCGGCTACCGGCATCTATGCCACCCGACGCGAGGTCAGGATCATCC